ATCCCAAGAAGGTACAGGCGAACAACGTTGAATAGCGGCCAACGTCGGTAGGGTGGGCGCGCGGGGTGGCAAAATAGAGGATGAAGATAGGTTGAAGGGCGTTCGACGGTCGGTGGAGAGGCATGGTATCCACTGAAATCATGATTTTGGGCGTTCTGAGCGTCTTGACACTGCTTTCGATTGTCGTTCTCGCCCTCTGGCTGAGGATAGAGCTCGCCAATATGCTCGAACTACTGGATGAGCGGCTCGCCCTGGCACTCAAGAGCACGATTGACCGTCTCCTGGAAGGGGGGATCGGTGACTTCGAGCCGCCGAACCCTATCCAGGGTGCGATTGCACAGCTCATTCAAGGGATGGCAGCTCAAAAACTCAACACAATCGATGCCGTAGTTACGCAAAGAGCACCGGATGGCAAGTTTCAATCGACAATCGATGAGTTTCAGTAGCATTATTAGCCAGATTGTTCACTTTTACCTCCAATGGCACGCAGAAGGAAGAGGACTCGCCGCCGATCAGCGAAGAAAATTAGTCTGATCGACATCGCGGAATCATACGCGTATGCCAGCATCATAACCGGCTCGGTGATGAATAATTCACCCGTCGGCTTCCTGGGCTTCGACGGCGCGAGTGGATCAACTGCCATGACGACCACCAACGGTGGCGCGTCGGTATCGCTGAGCTCCATCGTGAGCGACCCAGGGGCCGCCTTCGATTCGATGCAGAGCAACTTCATGGCCTCGTACCAAGCCGCCGCCGTACAAGCTATCGGCGTCGGCCTAACATTCAAATTCGCAAAGCGTTTGCTACGTAAACCAATAGCTAATGTGAACCGCAATTTGATGAAGCCCCTGGGGATCGGCGTGAAACTCTGAGGTGATTGAGATGGCAACGAATACAGTCAACGGGATCCTGGTCTGTTCAGACGGAACCAACATTCCACTGAAGAAGGAAATCGCAGAAAGTACGGAAGCCGAGCTGACAACCGACACGGCCTACACCGTATCCGCGGTCAGCGTAGGTGACTACGCGCCAGGGAAGACTGTCACTCGAGGACTGGTCCAGGCAGACAACGGAATATCATACGCTTACATTCTTCGACAGGGCTTGGTGGCTGCAATCATCTCTGTCGGTCTGAAGGGGATCTGCAACAACACTCCGGCACTCAACGTTCCCTTCACCCTTCAAGCTGGAGATAAGGTCCAGGTGCTCACGGAAACTGCGAGCGCGAGGGATGCCGCCCTATGCGTCTTCACCAACAGAGGAACCGCCAGGATCTTCAAGGGAACCCCGGCCTCTGGGACAACGACGGAGCTAACGGATCTGAAAACGGGAAATAGCATCGGATCGACACTCCAAAACGAGGTATGCACGGCCGGCTTCTTCACTAGCCTGGACGGATCTAAGATCGAGTCGCCTGGTGCCGTCATCGTGGATGCACTCGGCAACGTCGTAGGCTCAGTCGCCACCACCGACCCCGCCAAGTATCAAGCACAGATGGTCCCTCTCTCAGCTCCGATTGACCTCAACTTCGTCGCCCAGGTATTGACTAACGCTTAGAGGTGCAGGGCTCATGGCGAAGATGACCAAAGCGGCCGGCCGCCGACGAATGGGAGAAATACATTCGAAAGCAAAGAAGCTCTTTCTTCGAGGCTTCATCTCGACGAAGGATCTCGATGCCATAGAGCGCATAATGAAGAGCAGAGCAAAGCAATTGAAGTGATTGTATGCCTCTCATTGGTCCTCGGAATGACGACTGTGACGGTAATCCAGGTACGATGCGTATGGAGACCAAGCAGGTTACACCAGGACCACCAGCTGAAGGCGTAGCTGGAACGGGTCTTCCCTCCACATCGGCTAGCTCGATGATACCGGACAACTTCTTCGGATTCCTAATGTTGACCCTGGGGATGAGATAATGCCGCTTCCAGATGCCCCAACCAAATCGCCCAGGGTCTACCGACTCCTCCAGAACACGACCCTGGCTAATCTGACCGATGATGATTTCATCGATGTCGGGAATTCAATCAGTATCGAACTGCTCAACGAGGACGAGCTAAGGCGGTTGGTGCTAGTGCAGCTCGCGCGCCTAACAGTCAAACAGGAGTGGGATGGACTCCTCGGGTGATCGTATGCCTCTGCCAGACGCTGACAAGAGATCCCCCAGGGTCTACACTAACCTCCAGAACCTCGACCTGGCTAATGTCACCTTCTCGAACATCGAAACCACTGGCGACCCCATAGCTATCGAGGAAGCTAACGAGGACGAGCTTCGAAGACTTGTCCTGGTGAACCTGGCGCGCCTGGTATGTGCTGGTGAATGGAACGGGCTTCTGACAGCAGGCGCATCAAGTGAGTTCAATGCAGAGATCAGCAAATATGATTGGGATGGTGACGAGGATGCCGTTCGAGTAATGGCACTGCCCCCCTACGGGTGCTTGAAACGGTCTTTGGATCTACCCTCCATGCAAGACGACGAAATTGTTCTCTATCCTTTCATCGCGCCTACAACGGGTACAGTATCTCAAGTCGACCTCTACGTTGGAACTACGGACTCCGGCACAACCGGAGCTATTGATGTCGGCTTTTACAGTGACAACGACGGCATTCCCGAGACTTTTCTCGGCGAGTTCGTCCTGGCAACGACGTCGTCTGGCCAGGTGACTCAAACAACGAGCTCGGCGGATGTCGAGACGGTTCGAGGTACCCAATATTGGCTTGGCCTGTATGCCGACAATTTCGACGTTCAACCTAAGTTCATGCTCATTGACAGAGATGGTAGCGGAAGTGCGCCGGGGTGCGGAGAACAATACGGCTCGGTAGCAATACCGACAGGGATTTTCAAAGCCAGTGCCGGCGGGAATGCCACAATAACCGACATTACTACTTTCAGTCCGTCCGGGGCGATGAATCCGATCAACGTGGGGGTGAAATGGTGAATCGCTCTTATCGGGTCTATGCTGGAGCTGACATCATTGACCAGGGCATGCACAATGTCACATGGGTTCAAGTCCGACTTCAGCGCAATCAAGCTCTCGAAGATTCCGACTGGCGCGCCGTCAAAGACAGGACAATGAGCCAGGCATGGAAGGACTATCGCCAGGCACTGCGTGATCTCCCCCAGGAGCATGAGGAGAGCAACGATGCCGCCGATGCTTGGCCGGAGGCTCCAGAATGAGCGACGAGACCCTGGGCGAGATCGCCAAGCGCATGGTCATGGACAACGGAATGGCATTCCTCCTGGGTTGGATCCTGGGGGCTGGTCTCGGCCAGACGCTCTGGGATTCAATCACAGGGGTACTTTGATGACCAAGCGAAAGCCGGACAAGGTGATCGAGTATCGCATCAGTCTCCAGGACAAACAGTCCGACCAGCTCGACTCTCTGATCGCCGCCATTCAATTCAACAGGATCACCAGTGGAGCTGGTTCGCTTTTCCAGGGAATCGGGTTGCCAGAGATCACGAAGCAATTCAAGGATCCCTCGGAAATGATCGGAGTCTTCTATTCGATTGCTATGGTGCTAGAGTTCCTCGGTTACGAGACTGGACTCCCTACGCCAGCTGACATGTCGGGGTGGAAGGACGAGTTCGAAGCCGCTAAGGTCGAGCGGGAAGCGTCTGGCGTGGCCGGTCCAGCTGCTGGAGACTTCTCAATCGGCGGCATCCTCTACAACCTGCTGAACCCGAACTGGTCCTGGTTCGGGCCTCCGCCCGAAGAATCCTAAATCGGTGCCTCCAACCAGGGAGTTACGGCAGAGATAGACCATTATTATCGCAGCATTCGGGCTTCTGGCCGCAGCACAGGCAGATCGTCTCGACTTCGAGAACCTCGTCGACGATGTCAGAGTAATCGATCTCCATCTCTTCGCTGACCTGGAACCAGTCTATCTTCTGGATCTCCTTCTCCTCCTCATCGTCGGCGAAGCTGTCCCAACCCTGCCAGGCATCGAGCTCTATCAGGAACCACTTGAGGAACTCTCTCGGTGTCATTCTTTCCACTGTCCTCTGTTCCTCTGGCGGCACTCATGCCGCAGCGCGTAATGAGGCTCGTGATTCGGCCGCACAAGAAGTTTCCACTGGCGAGGTCGACCCCGGCCCGACCAGTGACGGACAAGCTGCGTTCGTACTCGCTTGCCGCACTTCCTGCAACGCCTCTGCAGAGTGATCGCGCCAGGGCGAGTTGCCCAGGTCCACCAAGTCTCACACTGGGGGCACTGCCAGAGTCCCTTCATCATTCTTCATCCTTCCAAACGTATTCCATGCGGATCGGCTCGCCCTCGTCGGTGAAGACGTAGTCGACGATGATGATGTCCTCGAACTCTTCCAACTGCTTCGCAACAGCCAGGAGCTGGTGGCGACTGAAGCAAACATGATGATCACTCATCACTTTCATCCTCCAGTAAGAATTCGACCGTTTGAAAGTACCCAGAATCAGCCAAAGCCTCTGAAAGGGCCTTTACGTCCTCTCTGAGGCGTTTCAACTCTGCGGCGCGGTTCTGGCATCTCCTATGGTCCTCAATCGTCTCAGACAGTATCCTAGAGCGTCGTTTTTTCGGCCATGACGCAAATATGGCGTACGCGGGTTCGGACAGGCTAGCAGAGATGCCGGGGGACATGATCCGACCCAGAAAGGGGGTGTTAATAATAACATCCCAAGAAGGTACAGGCGAACAACGTTGAATAGCGGCCAACGTCGGTAGGGTGGGCGCGCGGGGTGGCAAAATAGAGGATGAAGATAGGTTGAAGGGCGTTCGACGGTCGGTGGAGAGGCATGGT